TCGCTGTAGTTATCTTCTATATCGCCATCCTCGAATGTGTATTTGATACAAATACTATATACCAACCTCTTATGAGGTAATATGTACTTAGTAAAAAGTTCGGTTCTGCGCTTGATTGACTCCGGGTCTAAATCACGCTCAGAGGGTAAAGATTGTTTTCTCACACGCTCTTGCCAACATGGTGAAACAAAAAAACTACGTCTCAATCTGTCAGCTAATCCGCATCAATTCATCAATCTAAACTCTTCTTGCAATGGTCAATTCATTAGAAAACACGATACTTGTGGCAGTAGTATTTGAACACCCAGAAAGCATCCGCTTCATCGTCCGTTCGGGGACGGTAGTTGTATTTGGCAACACAGGCGTTTATCATATCAAGTTTGGTCGCTCGGCCGTTTCCTGCACCGAATTTCTTGATACTTGATACGTTTAAGAATACAGGCTCCGGAAGGTTCAGGGTGTCACACACCTCTAAGAGAATACCCCTGAACTCGGAAAGCTTTCGCATATCAATGAAATGATTGTTTACATTAACATCTTCGGCTACTACCAGCCTGATGCTGTGCTTAGTTATAAAATCAATCAACGTATCCCGAAACGCCTTGTGCTGCTTGTTGTCGTTTCGGGCTTTGGATTCATAAAAATTCCATGCCCCCGATTCGTGAACAGAGTAATATCCCGTTTGGGTAGCAATGTCAATGGCGAGTATTTGCTCCTTACACAATCCTTGATTCTCCATTCTCTTTGCGTATAGTTAAAGTATGAGCGTATGACTCACTCACGTGATTATGAGAAACGACAAGTGCCGTTATTCCAAGCTTGTTCAATGACTCAAACATCTTTGCGAGTCCTTCTTCGTCAACCGCACTAAGAATTTCATCCAACACAATAAGCGACAATCCTTTATCAGTATCACAGTTGCTATTAACCAGCTTCTGCATCGCAAGAATCGAGGCGAGTTGCAGGCGTGCAGACTCTCCGGCGCTCAACTTACCAAACGAGCCGCAATCAATGCCATCTCGCAAAATAGAGATAGAGATTTTTTCTCTCATCTTACCTGTTTTAAGCAGGGTATATCCAGAAAATAGGATTCTCAAATCACTGCCGATGCTCTCCAAAAACTCGTTGGTAATCTTACTCAACGCTTCAACCTTCGTATTAGCGAGGTAGGAACGGAACTGAATAAACCGTTGTTCCTGTTCCTGAAGTCGTCTCAGCTCCGTCTCAATTTCCGTTTTCTCCTTCAATACCTCATCCGACTTTTTACGATAGGTCTTAAGCGATGCTTTGAGAGAGAGAATCACCTCATCCGGCAAAGCATTGTTTAGTTCCCCGATAGTGATGTATAAGGTCTCGATAGAACTTTCCATTGCAGCAATATCTTCTCCCAACTTCTTAATTTCACGCTTACGGGAAGTTGTCGCAGCATCCACAATCTCATACGCTTGGTCGAACATTTTACGGCGAGTATTCTCTATGTCATTTTGGATCGAGACAAGTTTGTCTGAAAGCTGTCGGCTCCTTCGTTGCAAGGATTCGAATTTGTAATTCAGTGTTTGCAACTCCTTTTCCGCCACATCCACTTTGGCAAGCCACTCGCTGTTATCGGTATTCAGTTTGCGTCTGGCCTGTTGAATATCTTTCTGATCTTGCTCAATAAAGACAATGGTCTTTTCTGTCTCAGTACGCTTCTGAGTAGTCTTTTCTAACTCCGTTTTTAGGAGTTCTAACTCTTCTTCACCCTGAGCTACATCGAACGATTTGTCTGAAGCCACAAATTCAAATGCACACTTAGGGCAAGTGATAACTCCAGCAATTTTGTTTTTAAGTGATTCAATGGTAGAACTATGTACACGCCTCTTTTCTAAAAGTGAGGTACTGAGTTTATTTGCCTCTTGCATCTCTTTTTCTAAATCAGCGAGCTGTTTTTTATAGCCTTCGCTTTTGGTGGTGGCATCTACAACAAACTGAGCGTGTAGAGATTTTATCTCGGCACATTTATGTGTCTGCTTTTCAACTTCACCACCGATAGTAATAATCTCATCCGAAAGAGCCGCTTGTTCAGTCTCAGCCAGTGATAATTCATTCGTCTTTGTTTGCAGAACGCTATTCCAGTCGGTTAGCTTGCCGAACGGTTTAAGCACCACCTCAATGCCATTCAAACAGATTTTCAACGATTCTTCACTATCTTCAAGTAGCTGAATCTCCTTGTCAGTTGTGTCGAGAGTAAGAAGCACATCTGAAATAGCGTCAATTTGGACACCCATGCCTCGGAGCAATTCCCGTTTATCGGATATGCTTTTCTCAATGGCGGCAATCTTCTCAACTTTGCTTTTAGCACGCTCTTCCTTGAAGTTTTCTTCCTGCTCTATCTGCTCAACAAGCATCTTGATTCGCCCGTCCACTCCGGCCAGTTCCAGATCCACTTCGTGCAGCTCCTTTTCAATGGGGGCAATATCCTCGGTAATCTTAGCTATGGCTTCATCGACTACGATACCATTTGAAAAACGGTTGATAATCTCTTTCTTCTCCTTGTCGGAACTCGAAAGGAAATCCTCGTAGCGGTGTTTTGATAGGATAAAGTTGTTAAAGAGTTCATCACGGGTAATACCCAGTTTTTCGAGTATATACTTGTTGTAGGCATCTACTGAATGCTGTACTGCCTCGTCAGTAGTGACTGTTTTACCATCTCTTTCAATGACACAACGAACCCCTGAAGCCCCTTTGCGATAGAGGGATCTTTCAATGGTAAACACTTCGTTTGACGAACTATTGGCAAACTCCAACGACACATAGCATTCATCGGCTACATCGTTGATAATCTCCTCATTCTTTATTTTTCGAAGGGGTGAGCCGGTAATGCCGATAGCGATGCACTCCAAAAGTGCTGACTTGCCGGAACCGTTCGAGCGTTGGCTTTCGTTATCCCGGTTATCTCCGAAAATAAGCGTGGTTACACCTTGCGTCAGCGTGTAATCCAATTCCTTAAACGCACAGAGATTCTGTGTTGTAATTCTATTTAGTTTCCACATGGTTAGCTGATTTTTGAAAGGTAAGACAATCCCAATTCCACATCCTCAATCTCCTTCTCACGACAAAACGCAGTGTAAGTCTCGCGAATCTTATGGCTATCGAATTTCTCAAACAAAGACGAGGCGGCTACATCCACCTGTTCCGGCTCTTCGGTGATGATTTCCACTTTCGAAGCTCCGGCTTCCAATAGTTTTGCCTTGTCGATACCTGATGCTTTGGCAGAAGTGGAGTGAACTCTTACTTTGGTACGATAACGCCCGGTTTCTTTCAGTTCGTCCAGCAAATCTGTCAAGTGAATATCCACCTTGTCGGCTTCGATGTCGATAACTTTATATCGAACATTAGCCCGGTTCTGGATAAATTCGTGGGTGCCGTCACTATACAATACGGTATATCCCTTCTCTTCATCCTCACCAAAATTATGCTGACGGCTACTGCCGATGTATTCAATTCGAGTTTTAGGAATAACACAGCGATTGTGGTAATGCCCAACAAAGACACGCTCAAACTCATCAAAGATATTTGCCGGAAGCTCCTTCTCACTGGGCTGAGACAATGCGCCGTTAATACCCTCGTGGAGATAGAGAAAATTCTTTTTCTCCGGGTCAATACCGTTCTGTTTTACCTCAGCCAGTTTTTCTGAGAAGTTGCCATCTTCGGGAAAGTAAGGGATGATGTGCAGTAAAGCATATTGCCCGTCACCAATGGGCAGGGTAACGTAGTTGTCTGCTACTAATACATTTGGATGTTGGTCAAAAACGTGGCAATATCCCCGAACTGCTTCTTGATTTACTTTACAATGGTTGCCATTTGCCAAGACCACACGGATGTTGTTTTCAGCGGCTGTTAATAGGCAGTCGTGTATAGCCAGTAGTATATCGAGAGTTTGAGAAGCACGCGAGAGAAACAAATCTCCACCAATGGCGATCTCCCTAACATCTAATTTCTCACATATTGATAGTGCCTCATTCCAGTTTGCCACAAATTCGGGAATATTCTCCTTCCCAATGTGCAAATCATTCATTAAAAGCAGGTACGGATAACTTTTATCTGCCATAATAAGCGTATAAGAGTGATGGAAAAGGCAGTTTAAGGCTGCCTTCTCCAAAACTTGTGAATAAATAATCTGGAATTATCCGCTTATCTACGGCGGCGACGTTCAGTTGATTCTTGTGCCGGTTCTGCTGCCAGCTCCGGTTCCGGCTCAGGCGTAGGAACCTGTTCGGCTTCTGCTTGGGGATCAGTCTCCAAAGCCTCTTCAATCAGGTCAAGCAGTTCCTTGTTGGTAGTAGAACGGGTGATACGCACAGATAGTTTTTCCTGCTCAATAAACTGACGGATCAGCCCTCTGAGTTCTTGTCCCTCTTCGGTCTTATCAGAAAGTCCTTTGTCTTGTAACTCATCGTAGCGATTGAAAAGATCGTCTAACAGCAGACCTGTACCGTTCGAGGCGTTCTCTTTGGCATCCTTGGTGCGTTTGTCAAATGAGAACGAGCTGGTGTCTTCCTTCGGAATCTCGGAGCCTAATGTTTCGATAGCCTCCTGCATATCCCTATCACCCAGAATTGACATGCCGTATTTGGCATCACATTGCTTCAAATACTCAAGGGTAGCTTCGTACTGATAGCGTGAATAACGGTAAATGATTTCAGGAATACGGGTTGCCGCCATCAGTTTAGTTAATTCTTCACCGGTCAACACTTCATTCTCTGATTCGTTGTCAATCTCAATCGAATACTCGGTTTTGGAACCGTTTTTCTTCTTTTCAATCTCTACCGGATAAGCGTTATACACCGATGAGATCGGACATGGAAAGCCCGGAGACTTTGCCAATTTCTTTTGCCACAACTTGAACTTACGTTCGTCAAGTTCTTTAAACTGTGCGTGTGAAAGGGTAAGTAGCTGAAAACCTTTGGCACGTTCGTTCAGGTCAAGGATATACATCACGTGTCCATAGTTAAACTTCAGTCCACCACCAAATGAACCACCGCCAATCTTCTCTGCCAGTTTCTCATCACCCCGGTTCTGGGCCTCGGCAACCGCCAGTTTACGATAGGTGTCAATCAGGTCAACAGTGAATCCCGCATCAGTGGTGCGGGGAACTGTCACATACATGGATGTAACCTTGCCATTACCGGTAGCCGGTTTTTCCAGTTCCATCAACAGTTGACGAACCGGATACTCGTAGCTGCGACGATCATTCGTTCCGTCGCGATTCGGAGCGATAGGCAGGATACGCAGGCGATAAACACCTAACTTATCCATCCTGAAAAACTCAGCCTTGGCAAAAGACTTGTTTTCTTCGAGGGCACGGGTTTGCGCCTCTTCATAACTTTCTTGCGATGCTAAAAACATCTCTTCGACCGACATCATGGGTTGGTCTTTTTCCTCATTGAATTCTTGCATGATTGCAATAGTGTAAAAATTAAACTGCCCGAAGCAATCTAATCAAAACGACAGGCGAGTTCGGTTGCACCGTCCGTCTCAACTAACAATCAGTTTATATTATGGGAGGAAATCGGGGAGAGCTCCCTTGATTCTCTCGGCGACCATGCGCCTCAGTCAGAATAAAACTATCGGCACATT